ATTGATGTCAGTGAACTCCGCGTGGGCGACGTTCTTGCGGATCTCTTCGCGCACGATGCGGCGCAGGTCGGCTTCTGTTGCCATGTCAAACCAATCTTTCTTCTTTGAGGCGGCACCCGTGCCAGTGGTGGCCGAGCCTTGCCATGATGTTGCGGTGATGGGCGCGTATGGGCGGGTGATGTATGGTTCGGGGTCGATGGCCCCGTACGCCCCGTTTCCCCAGTTCGGGTTCGCGGGCCAGAGGTTCACGTGAGTGTGCGCGCCTGTGACGATGCCAGTGGCCCCGGAGAGCTGCAGCACCTGCCCCGCCCGGACACGGTCGCCCACATTGTAGAACGACTGGGAGGCATGCGCCAGACCCCAATGGGACCCGGCGGAGTTGCGGAAGATCGTGATAATCCCACCGCCACCTTTCGTGTCCCCGCGGGCGGGTTTGATCAGGTACCAGCGGGAGGCCCAATCATTGGGGCCGCCGGGCAGGTCCCACGCCCACCCGTCGAAGACGACGACGCTGTCCTCGGGCGCGACCAGCGGGGTGCCTACGGGCACCCCGTAGTCCAAGGCCCCGTGCATCCCTGCCGAGTTGTACGCGGTCGCGTTTTCCCGGTACCGCTGGGTGATCGGGTACATGGCGGGCGCTGGGCGCATTGCACCACTCACGGTGCTACCTCCTGTCGTTGTGCCTCGTGCGAGCTTGTCCAGGCGGGCGAGGTCCCACCGGCCTGGGCAATCGGTGCCGTAGAACGCCTTGTGCGGCCGCAGTGGTAGGTCCCCGTACTTGGTGCGTAGCCACCGCACGAGTTCGGCAACCGTGGCGTAGTCTGCGGCGGTCGCTTCGGGCCGGCACTCGATGCCGATGGATTGCAGGTTCTCACCCCAGTCCCCGGCGTGCCACGCCGTGTCCGTGGGGGAAACGATGCAATGCACCCGGCCTGCAGACACCACAAAGTGCGCCGAGGTGGTAGCACCTTTCGCGGGGTTGCAGAACCAGTCCACGACCCCGTCGTGGGTTTGCCCATCTAGGCCCCAGTGGTGGATAACGATGTCCACGATCTTCCGGCCTTGTCGTCCCGGCGTGTACTTCACCGCTGTGCGGGACTCATCAATCCGCATCAATCACCCCGCCCCCTTTCCTCTCGTGTAGTCTTTCTGGTCCGCAGCGATTCGCCACGACCAGGTAGGTGATGGTGGCACCCCACCACTATTCGTCCATACCTGGTATGCATACGTGTGCTCCCGGTAGTCCGCGAGCAGTTCTTCGTAGTCGCGCATCGCGTCCCGTGTTGCCCGCAGGTCCATGCGCACAGATTCGAGTTCTTTTTGGTCGGCTTTACGACCGTCCCGCAGTTCTGTGATTTGTTTCGCTTGCGCTTCGACCTGTGCTTTGAGATCCGCGAGGCGTTGCTCCACGTTCTCCCACAGCAGTTCCTCGCGGCCCTGCAAACGTTCAGATTCGTTTTTCCGTCGATTTGTTTTGTCTGCCCGTCGGCCTGTCAGCCAGGCGAGCCCCGCACCGATCACACCGGATGCGAGAGTGAGCAGCCCAAGGATTACTCCCTCACTCACTACGCACCGTCCTCCCCCGGGGGGTGGGGTTGTCCCAGCCGGCTGCGATCCACACCCACATCGACATAAGCCCGTATGCGATGGACGACACCCACCCAGACGGGTGGGCACCGACAATGGAGGACACCGCGAAAATCACCACCCACAGTGCGGGGCAGAGCATGAGTACACCAAACGCTGGGGGTTCGGTGAACCTGTGCTTACGGGAAATCAGGGACACCACCGCGACACCAGCCCCTCCGATAACCCACACCCACCCCAAAAGCTGGGGGGTGAGCATATCGGGTAACCACGAGAACGCCGCCTGCCTTCCCGCCGTGGGTGCGAGAATATACGACAGGCCGATAAAAAGGTAGGCGAGCCCGCCGACGAAAAGAAACGCTCCACGTTTCCCGTCTAGGCTCTTGATCACCCGGTCAGGCATCGTAGTCCCCGCTTACCCGCTCGTAGCAGTCTTCCAGCTCCACCGACAGCTCATCTACCCGTTGGGCGAGTTCCTGGATGGCTTGGACGAGCACGGGGATGAACGCACGGTCACGGATACGTTCGGGGGCGCCGTCGTCGCCGTCTGTGGTGAGTAGTGGCATGACCCGTGCGAGCTCGTCCACCATGGGCCCGAGTTCGTCGGTGCCGGCTGCGGGTGCCCCGTCTTTGTAGTCGTACAGGTAGGTGTCTACCTGCAGGATTTCGTCAAGCCCGTAGGGGTTTTCGCGGATGTTGGTTTTCCATTCGCGGCGGGAGGACCGTGAATCCACGTATCGACGGTTGGCGCACTCCTGCGGGTTGTAAGGGTCCTCGACGTTGGCGCCGCGGCCGTTGGACCAGCGGCGCATGACGGTGTCGCCAGTGGCGTACTGGGATACGGGGTAGATGCGGTTGTCTACGTAGTCTTTGTTGGCGGCGTGGTACGCGGTCACTGGGGTGGAGACGTTGATGCGGCCCGCGGTGTCACGGCGGGCGAGGGACATCCCATCAGTCCAGGTGGACCCGGCGTTCGTGTTCACCCAGTCCATGGTCGCGACGTGTTGCGCGGAAGTTGGCTTGCTGGCGATCAGGCGCCCACCGGAGTCACGCACAGCCACCGTGTTGGGGGTAGCAGAAGCGGTAGCATCCCCGCAGAGTTGTGCCCACTGGGAGGGCATCGCACCCGCATTGTCACGGGTGGCGAGGGGGATCGCATGGGTGTGATCCGCCCGCGCCGACTGCAGAGAGGAACCCTCGGTGCCCGTCCCGTTGATAACAACAGGCAGCCCCGGTCCGCCACCACCGGTGGTGTTGAGCGCCACCCAGGTGGTGCCGTTGTCGTAGTACACGCGCCCATCCGAACCCTGGTCCGTGGCGCAATACAGGCGCCCACGCACACCCTGCACGGGCCGGTTTTTGAGCAGGCCTGCGGGCACGTCGATTACCATCTGGTTCTCGATTGCCTGGTGGATCGCGTTCGTTTTCGCCCTGTCCGGGCGGGGGTCGGAGCCCTCCGACCACTGCGGGAGTTGCACCCGCAACGTCTTTGTTTCAGCCATACGTCAACTTTCCCACGCTATAAGCGACAGGGAGGGTATGGGTGTGTGTGTCACTCACCGTCGGCGCCCCCGTCACCCTCCCACCTGATGATCTCAGCGCCTACCATCTCGTATTTGGTGGGGTCAGGGGTACACCACCACCACAGGGGACGGAACACCATGGGCGGGTCACCCATCCAACTCACAACCCAACCACCATAGTCCCAATGACACGGACAAGCGCCCCGGCTGGTGGGGCCTCACGGATCACCAGGGACCCACTACTCGGGGTGTAGCTGACGATCACGTATCCGAACGTGCTGTTCGCCCCCTGCAACGGCATCAGCATCCACGTGGACCGGGACGGCCGCAGGCTGGTGGGGAGGGTAGCCATAGTCGTGGAAACCACGGTGGATGCGGTCGTGGGGGCGAGGTTCACGTCGATGAGCACCTGGGAGGGGGTGCGTTTCACTTCGACGCCTTGCTGGGTGAGGGTCGGGTCGTAGGTGGACGGCACCCATCCTGCCCCCAGCGAGGAGCGCAGCGACACCCACTGCCCGGTCACGTCCGCCGTGGTGGGGGTAGTGGACTTGTCCGCCTTCTTATCCAGCTCGGCCCTGTCGATCTTCTTCCCGAGCGCGTCCACGAGTCCTTCGACCTGGCCCATGGGGTGGGTGTGGGGGTAGGGGTTGCCCCACCGTCCGATCTCGGTCTGGTACCCAAACACCACCCACTGGGGCACACGGGTCACGCTGGTGTTGGTAACGTACACGTGGTCACCCTTCGACACCTGCACCCGGGTGAACACGCGCACCGGCTTCGCCCCGTACTTCTGCGGGATCGTCACCCACACCCTCGTGGGATCCCTCGGGTCCACATCCACCACCGTCGCACGCAACATCATGCTGTCAATCGTGGCACACCACCCACAACACCGAGCCCGCAGCCGGTGGTGTCACCGTATCGGGCGCATCCACCCCTGGATCCCCGAAGTCGACAACGGCATCATCCGCGCCGGCCCCGGGTTCTGGGTGAGGAACGTACACGTACCCGACCCAGGGTCCCCGGAGATGTAGATCGCGATGTGACCGTACCCGCCATTCGTGTACGCCCCATACGACCCGGACCACGACACGATGTCCCCATACCTGGGGGGCTGATTCGCGGGGACCGCTTTACAATACGGAGCGATCTGGGACTGCCGCCAATAATCCGTGCCGTTACCAATAACCATGCCAATACCCCACAGATCCCGGGCGTACTGCATCCCCACGTCCGTGCACTGCGCCCCGAACGCACCATCCACGTCCACGGACCGCCCATTCATGCCCTCAATGGACCGTTTCATCCGGGCGCCCAGAGGGCCGGATGGTACCTTCCCATCACCACCACCGGACCCCGCAGAGTCACCGGCCGCGATGCACGCGTCCACCACGATCTTCGCGTCTGGCCACAGGGTGCCGCCCGACATTTGCGCGTAGTGCAGCGGGTTGGAGTTGCGTTGGATGTTGTGCACTGCCAGTGACGCCGAGTTAGCGGACTTCCCCGGCCCGTAGTACCCGCCGAACACCTCGGAGGGGCCGCCCTCGTTGTAGTACTTCTGCCAGTTGTGCTTGTCCATGGCGTCGTAAAAGATCTTCGCGGCCTTCTCCGGAGTCAACCGGTCCGCCCTGGACCAGTTGCCACCCTCGAACCGTGCCTGCTGCTGGAACAAGCCCACACTGTCGTTCATGGTGCCATCAGGGTTCACCGCGTTATCGCCATAGCCGATGTTGCGGAGCGTGGATTCGCCCATCGCCGCGAGCATCGCAATGTAGATCGCGTCCAAGGCCTTGTTCTCAGCCTGCCCGGCTTGGACGATCTTCGCGGCATTGACGAGCTGTTCACCGTCCCACCCGTTAGCGCCGAGCGGGCCATCCGGCACACCCGCGGAACCACCACCACTAGACCCGTTCTCGTCCACGATCTCCGGGGGGTTCTCGGCCCGCCAGCAGGTGACCTCCACCTGGTCCACGTTCGAGTACGGTAGGGACACCTCGGTCACGATCCAGATGTGCCCATGCTTATCATTCTCCGGGGCGAGCTGCCCCTTGTAGGACACCCGGTCGCCGGGGCGAATGTTCCGCGCCAACCAGCTCCTCCCGGCCCTCCCACAATTTCTTCGACAAGTCAAACGTGTACTTAGGTTTCGCCGTCAACTGCTCCGAATGTGACGCCCAGTGATCCCACACGAACCGCCACTCATTTTGGGACCCACGGTCCACCAGCCATGCAGGCTTCCCGAAATAGAACGCGTTATCGGATACCCACGCCCATGCCCCGCACCGTTTAGCGGTCTCATGGATCACATCCCACGTGGTCTCCTTGTCCTGCGTATCAGTGTCCGACTCGGCCTCTATCTGCTTATCGCCCAGATTAGTGTCCAGCACCCGGCTTAGCCTTTTGTCCCGTAGCTGGGCGAGCGTAGTATCCAACCACGCGGGCACGTTCGTTTGGGACGACAGCCCGGGGTCCATGCCGCCTCCATCGAGCTCTGCTTGCGCCTGGGAGATGCAGGACAGTGTGACAGATGGGCGGTCAGCGGACCCGCCCGACGTGAACGAGAGCATGGTGTATGGGCGTCCAGCCCATTGGACCTCTACCCCGTCCTGGCGGATCTCCTTCTGAAACTCGATGCTGCCTTTACCCGTGTCTACGAGCTCGATCATCAGCCGCACAGACCCGTCCACACTGATCGTGTGCTCGAAGTCCACCACGGCCTCAGCGGGCACCGTCCACTGTTTGGTTTCGGTGCGGATCACCGGGGTGTTCACAATGAACGTCATATGCCCGACACCGCTTCCTCAAGCATAGGAACGTCCAGGACAGTACCGGGGGCCATGCGCGCCGCGTTGTAGTCCGGGTTAGCCTCAGCGATCTTGATCCACGCGGAACCGTCCCCGTACACGTCCTCCGCTAGACGCCACCACGTCATCCCCACAGTCCACACGACCTGTTGCCTGCTGCGTCTCATCCTGGTCTCCTAAAACATTTTCAGCGAACCGGCACCCGGCGCGGATTTGGGGGCATTCGGGTCTGCGACACTCGTCGTCACGGTCCCAGGTGTCACACCGCCCTCGGTCTCCGAATCTTCCCCCACGGAAGATGAGTCGGTCTCAGCCTGCTCCGGACCCTTCGCCTCAATCTTGATCGGTGGCTGTTCCTGCGCCGGGGTTTTCGTCCAGTCCACCTTGTTGAACGTGACAGCTTCCACCAACGACCAGGCGACCTTGACCCGGTTCGCCCTGTTCCCGTCACCCATCTGCTCCACCATCGGCTTACAGGACTCCACCCACCACCACGTGTCCGAGGCGATCCACCCAGCGTTGTAGAAGCGAACCTTCTTCCCGGTCTCCGCGATCTTCCGCAACCCCACGAGCAGGTTCTCCACCGATGCCTGAGTGTTCGTGGCCCACACGGTGTGCTCGAAGGAGAACTTCCGCAACCCCTTGCCTGATGGGAAGGTGACAGGTTTCACGGCGGGCCGGTCTGAGGAATCCAGGCGCGGCGCACCCCACTCCACCGACAACTCGGGTGGGGTGGACACCATCGAGTACACGCCCTTGTCCCCGTCGATCTGCACCGACATCACCGGGCCACCGTTACCGGTCCGGTACGCCACACTCACGCTCGGCATCAGCGCGCCCCCCTCAGTTCCCTCGTACCATGCCGGTTAGCCGCCCGGCGTTCACGACGCGCCAGCGCCCGGGCCACGGCTTCCTCCACGCTCTGACCAACAGCCTGCGCCGTCTCCACTGTCGCACCCGACGCATCCACATTCACCTGCACGCTGGTGGTGTCACCGGAACGCACCACCGGAGAGGCCATACCGTCAGAGCGGGCGAACTCCTTCAACTTCGGGACGCCGATCCTCCTGGTCTGCTCCGCGTTGAAGTAGAACTCGCCACGGTGTGCCGGACCCGCAAACTCCGTAGACGCACCCACCCCGGTGAACCCACCAGAACGGAACCCGCCGTTCTTCATGTACTGGAGGATCGAGTTATCGTCAACGCTTACACCCTTGTCGCCGAGTTTGTCGGCCACAGCTTGCTTGTACTGCGGGAACTTCGACAGGACCAAGCCCTCGTTGCCGCCACTATTGACCGACTGATCCACAATGCGGGCAAACGCAGCACCAGCTTCCCGCGACCCAGCCTGACCAGCCAACTGTGAGTCAATCTCACTGAACGCCTGATTCTGCGACTCTTCCCGAGTCGTAATGAACTTGCTACTAATCCACTCATTGACCTTGTGCCCAGGTGCCGCCTGGTTGTACGCCTGATTGGTGATAGCCTCACCAATGCTGTTTGCCTGGGACGCGTCACTGCCAGTGAGCATCCGCTTCCACAGGGGCTGCTTATTCCAGGCAGAATCAGAGAAAGACTTATCGAGTCCCTCAAGGTTGCCAGTCTGGATCTGGTTGCCCGCCATAGACGTGTCCGTGGAAAGATCACCCACAACAGCGTCAATACCTTTACCAACCACATCCAGCCCAGCCGCAGCAAGACCAATTAGACCGATACCCTTAGCTAATGTCCCAGCGGCCCGTTCAGCTTTCCCCATCTTCTTCGTGGTGGTGTCCAGTCCGGCGTTGAGCCCACCGAGACCACGCTGCCCATAAGCGTCGCGGGCGCTGTCACGCATCCCACCCAGGAACTCCGTGAACAGCCCCACGGCGCCGGTAGCCCCACGGCCACGACCACGACCGCCCAGGAAATTACGGAGCAGACCCAGCCCCGTAGCCAACGATTTGACCACCAGGGCGGCTTTCGCTGCCACCGCCAACGCCAACAGCCCACCACCAAGGCCTACCACCAGGGGGATCAACACCGGCAGTGCCGGGGTGAGGCCCTTCACGATCACCCCAGTAACCTGCCCCAGGACAGACAAGGCCGGCTTCATCGCCGAGACCGTGTCCTTAGCGCCCTTCAACAGGTCCGTGAGCGGACCCACCAGAGGCGTCAGGAACGCCTCGCCACCCTGGGAAATGGAGGACAGGAAGTTCGTCCACGAACCCTTGAGAGTGCCCGCAGCCCTTTCCGCGCCACCCTCCGAGTTCTTCGCCAGGGCCTTAAAAACATCATCGCTTGAGATCTGGCCCTTCGTGACCAGGTCAGGGATCTTCGACTGGTCCACGCCCTTCTGCTCCGCCAACCACTTGTAGATCGGGATACCCCGGTCGACCAACTGGTTCACGTCATCGCCCTGCAGCTTGCCCTTAGCCTGGATCTGCTTCAGGGGGAGGGCAATATCTTCCAGGGACATGCCGTAGAGTGCGCCCGTGTTGATAGCACCCTGCAGTGCGCCCTGCAGGTCATCCTGGGACATGCCTGCGGACAGCAGCCCGGAGCCGAGCATGGAGATTGACCCCGTCGAGTATGGGGTGTTCTGTGCGAGACTCTTGTACTGGCCGATAAGCTTCCCGCGCTCCTCGTCGTTTAGGCCCATGGTCTCCATGACCACGTCAGCCTGCTGCACATCCGCGATACGCCTAGCGCCACCAGCCAACGCCATACCACCGACGACGGTCGCGCCCATCTGTGCGCCGCGCACGGCACCCGAGTTGGTGATCTTGTCCAGGTGCCCTTGGATTTTCCCTGACACCTGTTCGGTGCGGGACAGCATCCGCCCCAGGGCACTGTTGTACCGGGAGGCCATGCGCCCTGGGTTCACCCGGTCCATCACCGACTGCATCCCGCCCACGGACCGGTTGGAGCGGGTGGCCATCTGCTGGATAGCGTCCGCTGTGCGGGACGACGCTGACCGGGTACCGCCCAACGTGTTGTTGATGCGCCGCCCGTGGTTTTGGATTGCCTGCGCGGTGGTCTGCGACGCCCGCCGCTGCTGGCCCGCGGAACGCCCCATAGCGGTCGCGGTGTCTCGGGAGGCGCGCTGCTGGCGGCGTTCAGCGCCCTCCACTGTGCGGGAAGCACGCTCCGCCGCAGACGCAGCACCAGCCGCCGCAGTGGCCTTCCTTCCCTCCGAACGGCGCACATCCTCAGCGGCACGCCTCGATGACGATGCGCGCTTCTGCTCCGCGGACTCGGCGCGCCGGTTCGCCTGCTCCGACTTTTTCGCGGCCTCAGTGGTGGCCTTCCTGAGGTCCTCCACAGCCTTCTTGGCTTTCGTGGAGGGCCCGGTGAGCCGGTCGATGAACTCGGCTACGAACGTCATCCTCGAACCGGACACCAGGTCTCCTTAGATCGTGTTGTGCTTCTCCACTTGTTCTCTGCGTTTCCGGTCGTAGATCACCGTCGCCGCCGCGTCCCGTGCCGCCTGCCTGTCCACGTCCGTCTCCGTGAAATACACCCCCGGGTCAAGGTGCAGCTGCTCGCACACCCACACCCCGTCCTTGAACTGGGGGTCCCCGGAGAGCCGCCAGACTAGGCGCGTGTAGGGTCCACGTCAGTGCCCACAGACTGGGAGTACAGGTTGAACAGGGCCACCAGGCTGAAGTCGCCCAGCAGGTGACGCAGGCCACCCACCGGGTCACCCGGGAACCCCAGGGCCTCGCACCATTCCTCAGAGTGCACCGTGATCGGGTCGCCCTCCGTGTCGACCACCGGGGCCACACCGGCCAGGACCTTGTCGTCCTTGTCCAGCGGGTTCACCGCCCACATGCGGGTGTTCTTCTCGGAGATCACGTTGCCCGCGAGCACCGCCTGGGAAATGTCGGACTGGCCGGCGCGACGCTGCGCACGGTTCGCCCGGTCCGCCCGGTCCGTGTACGTGTTCATGTCGTCCTCGGTGACGTCCAGGTCCAGTTCCAACCAGAACTGTTCACCGTTGCGAGCCACCACCGGCAGCACCTTCGTGCGCTGCTCGTCCAAGCCCTTGAACTTGGCCTTGAGAATGTCGAGGGGGGAACCACCACGGGTGGGGTTGCCGGTCGCAGCCATGCCCTCCCGTGCGATGTCCTTGTCCTCGGTGGTGCGGTCAATACCAATGAAGTCAGCCATGATTAGGGTCCTGTCCTAAATCGTGCGGGGTCCTGTCCCATATGAGAGTTGACGACGCGGCCGGTGGGGGACAGGGGGCACCACCGGCCGCGCCGAGTATCAGGAGGCTCCGGGGCCTCGGGTCGCGAACACGATCTCGATCATGCCCGCGTCAGCCTCGGAACCGGCCGTCGAGTCCATGTGCTTCAGGGACTTCACGGGGATGTTCGGCCAGGTGGTCGTCTTCCCGTACGTGGTGCCCGTGGTCGTCACCGGGGTTTGGGTGACCGTGTACAGGCACTCTTCCCCGTTCTCCAGGGCACGGTTCAACTGGGAGAACCAGGTGTCGTCGCGCTTCGGGTCGTAACCGCGGGTAAGGGTCATGTCCCCGCCCGTGGTCTTGCCGTACACGAAGTCGTTGACCTTCTGCCCGCCACCGAAATACGCGGTGATCTCGCGGGTACGTTCGCCACCCTCACGGGTGTCCCACATGCCCGGGATACGGATCTTCCCGCCCGTTACCTGGACGTTCGCCTGAGCGGCGCCAATCGTTGCCATGAGTCAGTCTCCTTAGAAGGCAGTCGAGGGGTCTTCGGCGTTCAACCCGATGACGATGTGACGGATGATCGGGGACAACCGGACCGACACGGTCAGGTTCAGCTCCGAGTACGGGGCGTTCTGCCGGGACTCCCGGATCTGTTCCACCGTCGCCGTGTACCCCGGGTCGATGCTGTTGCCCTCCGCATCCAGGGCGGGGAACAGGTAGCCGGCCGCGTAGTAGGGTTGCAGGACCGTGTCCACGATCCCCGCAGCCTCACCACGGATACGTTCCATACCCTCGTTGGGGCGCCACAGGAGGGGTTCCGCAGCGGCACGGAGGCTGATCTCGATCTGGTGCAGCGCGTCCGTGTGCGCCAGCTCCCGCAACGTCGGATCCGTGGAAAGGCTGGACCAGTTGTTCAGGTACGACTGGCCGCCCGTGGTCTGGATCCCGTTCACACCATGCTGATTGAGCTCGTTGATGTCGTCCAAGTCCAGCTTGTGCACAGGGGACGTGGGGGCGACCATCGCACGCGCCTGACCCGCCGGGGGCTGAGCCGGCGACGTCTTCGTGTGCGTCACCGAACGGGCCGCCGCAGCGTACGCGGCACCACCCACGGTACGGGTCCGCTGGTTCAGGTCCGCGATACGGATCGCCGGGTACACCAGGCCCACCACATGCGAGTTCGGCTTACCCATGAGCTGGTCACCCACAGCGGCAGCCTCATCCACGGTGGTGTCCGGCTCAAGGTCCGTGAGGTAGATCTTGCGGTGCTCAGCGGCATGCTGCCCGATCTTCTCCGCTGTCACCGACGCGAACAAGCCGGGGGTGACAACGGCGACACCGGAGGGCACATCCTTGTGGGCGTCGAGGGCCTTCACGTAGTCGTCCACGGTGATCGACGCACGGTCATCGGAACCGGCGCTGATCGGCTTCACACCGGCACCGGGGTTCACCCCGGCACCGAGGTCCTTGATACGGACCACAGTGTTACCGATGGCACGGTTCGCGAGGTCAGCGGGGGACTCGTTGGCGAGGAAACTGGCGATGGTGCGCCCGGTGGAGGTATCCACAACGGTCAGGTCAAAGCCCGTGTCAGGGCGGACGGTGACCGCGGCCGTGTAGTCCTGGGAGTGCTGGCCCGGGTCGATGACCTCGACGGTGAGCACATCCTTCGGGGACTCCGAGGCACCATCCGTGAGCGTCACAGACCCGTTGGTAGCAGCGGGGCCAACCACACGGGTGATAAACGCCTCAGCGCCACCCAGATTGAAGTAAGCGCGCACCTCGTCATACAGGGACGAGAATGGGGCCCGACCACCGAACAGGCGCTCAAAGTCCCTGATGGACGTCAGCGCGTACGGGTGCCCGATAGGGCCCTTCTGGGTGACGCCCGCGAACTGGGCGCGACCCGAGGGGACGGACTGCGCGGACGGGGCGGCCTGAACACTGACGTTCGTGTCCACACCAATACGAGTGTAGGTAGCCACTACTGGCCCTCCTTGATGATGAGTGTTCCCCGCTCGATCAGGCGGGCTGTGATCGGGTCATCGGTGTTGACGACCCGCCAGGATGACCCGTCCATGAGGTGGCCTTCGGAGTCCACCATCACCGGGTACGGTTGGCTGTTGTAGGCGGTCACGTACTGGGCGCCGCGGGGTTTTCTGGCCATACCACAACCATCCTCCCTATCGGAGACCCGTGGGGGGATGGGGTCGCGTGTCACTATCCCCGGCAACATGGCGGAACGTTCCCGGGATGTACTCGCGGGTGACCGGGTCCTGACGGTAAAGGTCAACGTCGGTGAGCACGTACCAGTTGTGATCCATGTACGGGGAGCGGTCCAGGAACTCCGTGGCGAGGATCGGGACACGGAGCGTGGCGGCACCAAACCACGCGCCCTTTTCTCCGCCGGGCTGGAGCGCCCCGTAGTCCTCCACCCACCGGTCGTAGTTCACGTACGCCTGGTCCGTGTGCTCCTGCTTTGCGTTCACCAGCATTGGCCGCTGCAACAACGCCTCACGGCACCCCAATGCCAGGCGCTCCGCCTGCAAGCGGGCAATCAGCGCACCCGTCTCCGAGGAATCAGCGGACATGGCGTACACGCCCACCAAGACGTTGTACTCCAACTGGTACTGCTGCACGATCCCCTGGTCGTCCGCGTCCGTAGGCCCGGCGTTAGAGATCTCCCCCGGGGTGTCATCCACCGCCACCGTAATCGCGGGGTACTCACCCACCGCAAGATTCAACTCCGGGGACGGTATGTACCGTACCGGGTCCGGGAGCTCCGCCGGGTCGCACCCCACAATCTGGCGGCGCACCTCCAACGACTTCGGGAGCACCTCCATAAGCCGGCGGATCACCAGGGTCTTCACACCCTCAGCACCAAGCATCAGCGCAACACCTCCAACCCGTTCACCAACCAGCGGTGTACTTCCTTCACCATGGCCTTCTGATCCTGTTTCGTCGGCTCACCCATGAACGGTCGGGCCGGCATCTTATTCGTGCCCGCCTGGTGGTACTTCGCGTACGGCACCTGCGCGTCCGTCAAACCCACCTCACCGCGTTTACCCGTGACCCGGTACACCCCAGCCTGGGAGGCCAGGTGCGGGGCAGCGGTGTTCTTGAGCTTCCCCGAGTACACGAGGATCTTCCGGCCCGGGCGTTCCCGGTCCTTCCGCACCTTGTACTTTGGGGACAGCCCAGCCCACTTCTGCCCGTAGTGTTGGCCCTCCGTGTCGAACTGGTCCAGCACGGCGTCCGTCTGGATCTGCAGCACCCGTTCGAGGGCGGGCCGCATGTTCAACCCGTTGGCGCGCAACCGCTCCAGATCATGGGTAACGGTCTTACCCCCCACAGTCACCCGTAGTACGGCGCCCATCAGAACCTCATCTCGTCACCGAAGAACGGGGCCGGGGCAGACCAGGCTGCCCTCGCCACACCACCCGGGGTGTCAGGGTCGCCGCCCGCGTCGATCACATCATCCACCTGGGCGACCATGTCATCCAGGTCCGTTTTGAAGCGCTGCCACAGCCGGTCCGCGTACGCGTTCCCGTCATTCGGGGCAGCAGACGCCGGGAACAACGCGGCCTGCACATAGTGCGCGGCACCGTTCGCGACCAGGTCCCGGGCCATGACCCGCAAGTTATCGCGGAACCGTTCAGGGGTTTTATCCAAACGCCACAGGCGCGCCGACACGCGGGTAGCGACCTGGACGATGAACGCCTCAACATCGGCCCGGGTCAGACGCCGGCCCGTACGATCACCCGACGCCGCCCGACCCAAATACAACTCGTTCGACACACCAGGCACGTCGCCCTGCGTCTCATCCACCGTCACATGCGGCAAGAACCGCAGCACGTCCTCAACGGTGCACCCAAACGTCACCGGCTCCACTGGTTCAACCAAAGGTTCCATACGAGAACGGGGCCACCAACCGTGAGCCGACACATGGTGCCCACGGCGGTGACCCCGCCACCCCCTTCCCGACTATGCGGCCAGCACCGCGAACATGGGACGCTCCTCGAACCACTTGGCCGGGGCGGACACCACATCACCGCGGAACACGGTCGTGCCGTCCACCACCAGCCACGGATCCAGCAGCACACCCCGGGTGTCCCCGCCCAGGTCATACGACCGGCCCGTCAACGCAGGCACACGAGCCTGAGAGTCCGGGGCAGTGGCCGCCGCGAGGTCCTCGTACGTTCCCCGCGACGCCAGAGCAGCCAACGCAGCATTCCGGGCAGAACCCGGCTTCTGCGCCAACGGCGTGGTCTCCGCAGCCGCACGCTTCGACTTCACAGCGGCCACGATCAGGCCGCCGAACCGTCGAGCTTGTCGATCACCATCACCGCGGCCGGCTCATCCACGAACGGTGCCGCACGCTTCGAGCCCTGCACCAGCCAGTGATCCGTCTCCGGCTTGTCGATCACGCGCAGCTGGAAGTCCTTCTCCAGGGCCACGAACCCGGCCGTGTTCTTCTCCACCAGGTACGCCTTGTTCGCGGGAACGAAGTCGTTGATGATGACCTCCAGGCCCAGCAGGCCGTTGAGGTTGTTGAACACGGACGAGTAGATCGCCGAGGTCGCACGGGTGTCCGTGAACTTCGTGGCGTCCCGGATGTCCGGGGCGGTGACCATCTTGAACGCGTCAGCCTTGTTCACCAGCAGGGTCGTGTAGTTGTACCCGGCGGGGGAACCAGCCAGGGACTTCGCGAGGTCAATCCACGCGAACCCTTCCTTGCCCCAGTCGCCGGTGGCGTTGACCTTCCGGTTGTTGTCCAAGACCGCCTTCTCGAACGCGGCCAGGGTGCGGGTCGCGTCCGTGCGCACGAGGTGGTTCTGGATCTTCCGGTTACCCTTGATCATCGGGTTCACGTCGTTACGGTCCACGGCCTCGTAGGACACCTTGTAACCGGCGCCGTACTTGTTCGCGGAACCGAACGTTGACTCGCCCTCAGCAATGTCGAGCATCGGGTACTCGGCCATCGGTTCGATGTCCTGGAAGTCGCCGCGGCCGGCGTACAGGTCATCGAGCTTCGCGACCTCGTACTCCACGACACCGGAGGGGGTGGCGATGGGGCCGCGCAGCAGGTACTCGGAGAGGAAGGACACGTCCGGGCTGATGATACGGCCCGCGATCTTCGTGGGGTCCTTCAGCAGGGACTTCACGGAGGGCTGGTAGTCGCCCGGCAGAGTGATGGTTGCCATGAGTTTTGGTCTCCTTACAGGGCGAGGGCGACGGCGGCGTCGTCACCGTTGTTGGTGTCAGCGAGCACGAAACCGTACCCGGTGCTGTCAGCGGACGCGGCGGCCTTACCGTTGGCGCCAGCAGCCGCGACGGCACCCGCAGTCAGGGCCGCACCGGCGGTCACGGAAACCACACCACGGCGGTACACGGTGACCTTCTCACCGTTCTTCTTGTCGCACTGGGCGACACCGAAGGGACGGTCACCGGCCGCGCAGGGAACCACGGTGGGAACCTGGGGGTTCTTGGACGCGGCGAGCTTCACGAAGGTCTTGCCGGTAAGGTCAGCACCCGCGGCGCAGGTGAGACGGTCCGAGTCGTTGAAGTACTCGAACACGGGGTTGGTCTGGTATGCCATTGGGGTTCTCCTCAGAATCCGGTCTTGTCGGCCCACGCCTGGAACGCGGCGTCATCATCGGTGGTGGAAGCGGACAGGGCCACGTCGGAACCCTGCTCGCGGACGTTCACACGCGGGGCGAGGGACGACAGCAGCGTCTCGGTGGCCTCCGGGGCCGCAGACAGCGCCGTGGTCCACTTCTCACGCTCAGCAGGGGCGATCCGACCCTCAGACAGAGCGGACTCGATGACCTGCTCTTGGTGCTTCGCCTTCCGCTCCGCAGCAAGCTCGGACACCTGGGCGGTGAGCTCATGCCACTGGGCCTTGGACACGGTCACGGTCTCGGGGGCGTCCACCGTCTCCGACTTCAGCTCCGGCTCCGACACCTCGGGGTCACCGGTCACGTCGGTTT